CGGGTTCCCGTCAGCCCGCCCCGGCGCCGTGTAGTTCGCCTGGCTGGCGCCGGACTTCGGCGTCGCGAGGCCCGTGTACTCGTAGTCCCGCATGATCGCGGCGCCGGTCTCCGCGTGCTGGTCGACGTCCCGGGGGTTGCCGGCCTCGATGGAGACCTCGCGCTGGCCCGAGGAGAGCTCCTCCGCGATACCGGCGTCGTTCAGGCCGGCCTCGTAGACGACGCCCAGGCCGGGCTCGTACGCCGACCGGAGCACGGCGCCGATCTCCTCGCGGTCGCCGTCGCCGTGGATCTTGTAGACGGCCTGGCCCTCGAGGGTCGGCGCCGCGGTCTCGAGCTCGGCGGCCGGCCAGTACTTCGGGCCTTTCAGGCCCCGCGTGAGTTCGTCCTCGCCGTGGGCGACGCCGTGGACGATGTGGTCGTACTTCTCGCGGTCGGAGTCCGCGAGGTGAGCGGTGCGGCTCGGAGTGGTTGCTGTCGTGGGCATGGTTACGTAATTACCGGCAAAATCGAGCATCTGCAGTTCGGGTGAGCTGGCGGACGGATCGGATACTCGCCGGCAAGGTAATCCGGGTCGTTCGAGCCCGGTTCGAACTCGAACGTGCCCGACCGCATCTCGTCGATCGTGTACTCACGACCATCGAGCGCCGAGCAAATCGGGCAGACGTCATCGTCGTCGGCGTCCGCCCACTCGCCGTGACGGACGGTGTCGGCGCCGGCGCGCTCGTACCGGTCGAGGGTTGCCTCCGAGTGCGAGTTGATGACCTCGGTCCGCGCGAGGGTATTCAGCCGAGAACGCTTCAGCGACTCGAGTTCTTCATCGAGGCGCCGTGCCATCGTCCGCGGGTTCTCGCCCGCTTCAAGGCCATCGGCGAGACCTTCGCGCACCGTTTGCGCCATCGCCTCCGTGATGTCCTCGAGGTTCGAGAACGCGCGCCGGTAGAGATCTCGGAGTTGGCGCTGCGGGACCGGGAGCTGGATGATCGTCTCGATGTCTTGCGTCTCGACATCGACACCTTCCTGCTGGAGACGTCCGGTGGCCTGCTGCCACGCTCGGAGATAGCCCGTCCGAAGGAACTCGCCCGTCCAGTGCTCACCAGCCTCGATCTCCTCCAGCGGGACCGGGTCCAGAACCTCATCCTCGAGGACTGTCCGGAACCACTCCATGAACCGGTCGGTGAGGTCGTCTGAAGAGACCTGCGGGAAGTTCTCGCGTTCCTCTGCAAGCGCACCTTCTTCTTGGCGTTCGGCGAGGTGGAGTGCATCGTTCTCTGCGACGGTCGCCTCGACGAGGTCGCGGACAGTCGCCGAGCGCTCGGCGACGGCCTCGAGGAACCGCTCCTCGATTTCCTCGGTCCCTGACGGCTGCTCCAGTGCAGCCGTCGACGCCGTCTGGCCGCAACAGCCGACGGACATCTATCGCCACCCAGTCGTCTGGAGGATCTCGTCTTTGAACGCTGCACACACTCCGGCGTCACCGATCTCCTTCATGCAGCCCGTGAACGACGCCTCCATCGACGTCCACGCGTCCAGAGCGATGAGTCGCGCCGGGACATCGGCGTCCTCCCAAGAGTCGGGCCAGGAGTCGAAGCCGACGTCGAGCAGCGCCTCTGCCTCGTCCGCATCGAACGGGTCGGCGAGCGCTGCGTAGTCGCCGGCGAGGGCAGCTTCCTCGAGATCGTCCGGGCCACCGGTGCCGATGTCCGTAGTCCAGTCCTCTGCCTCGAGATCATCACTCTCGTAGACATCAGCGCCTTCCTCGGTCGCAACGACGTAGAGTGTGCCATCGGGCTGGTAGCTCTCGCCGGCGAACTCGAACTCGTCCTCGTGGGCGTCGACGATCACGCCGCGTCCGTCTGGCGTCGTGACCGGATCGGTCTCAGCGAGCCCTGCAAGTTCGGCGCCGTAGAGGTCGACGAACGTCTCTCGGACGCGAGGGTCGGCCTCGTCGAGCGCTGTCAGATCGGCCTCCGTCTCCTCGCCGAGGATCTCGTCGGCATCCATGTCCAGGAGTGTCCCGACGATCTCGCGTGGCGGGAGGATCGCCTCGGCGCCGCCGCGTGCCCCGGCCGCTTCCGAGAGGCCCGTCATGAGCGTGCTGAACGCCTCGGGGTCGAACTCCTCATCACGGAGTGGCGACGATGCTTCCTCCGGCCGGAGTCGAAGCTTCGGCGTGACGTCCAGCTGCTTGTCGGAGTGGGCGTCACCGTAGAGGAAATCCTTGGCCTTGAGCCGGAGTATCGTCTCGAAGTCAGACTCGAGGCGCCGGCGCTCGCGTTTGACGTCCTCGCGGTAGTCGGCCCGCTGCTCGGACGTGACATCGCGGTTGATGTCACCCGCAAACCCGACGCGGTAGAGCGGAGTCGGCATCGCCGACAGGACGAACTCGATCTCCTGCTGAACCTGCTTGACCGCATCGGGAACCGAACCTTCGAGTTCGATGATGTCGGTCGGTACGTTCGTTCCCGAGACCGTTTCGGGGTTGTTGATGTCGAGATCGTCGCGGAGCTTCTTGGCGACCTCCTCGTCGTTCGTCTCGACCTTCGCGATGATGTTCGCGAACGCCGTGTTGAGGATCGCCTGGTCGATGTGCTCGAGCTTGTTGTAGACTGCTTGGGCCCGATCAACAACTGGGGCGGAGTCAGGGCGACCAAACAGTTCGCCAGTGTCGGCGTCGTACGGCGAGACCGTGACGTCGTCAAGGGCGAACGGAATCTCGTCACGCTCATCGGCGCCGTAGACGTCATCGAACTGGGCGAGTGCAGCGGTCTTGCCAGCTGGTGTTGTGGGTGCTGTGTCTCGGCCGGTGTTCGAGAGGTCCTGGATTGCAACGGAGTCGAACTCGTTGGGACTATCGTCAGGCCGAAGGACGATCCCCTTCCCCTCTCGAGTGTAGGCCGTCATCGTCTCGGCCTTGATCGGGCGGAGTGCGAGGATCCGTTCTCGTTTTCGAGGGTCGTCGTACGCGTGCTCGATGATCGCCGTCCCGCGCCGGCCACGGCGGTCCTTGATGAACGCCTCGAGCAGGTCGGAGATGTCCGCGTCGAAGTCCCAGCCGTCGACGTAGCAGTTGGCGAGCCACAGCTCCAGCGCCACATCGAGATCCTGCCCGCGGTAGGCTTCGTCCGGGTAGTCGGTCGGGACTGAAGGAACGTCCGAGTCCTCCGACCCAGTGTCGACCGCGACCGAGGCGCCGGGCTCGGTGACGTCGCTCGCGAAGTTCTGGATCGGGACGCGGATCAGCGGGTTCTCGCGGTAGGTATCCCGCCACTCCTTGATGTCTTCGCGGTCCGGTTCGTCTGTATGCTCGCGCCGGCCGATGACGATCGGACGTTCGTCTCGAGCCTGGGGGCTCGGATCGCCGTCCTGTGATGGCGCGAGCAGTGCCCGCGCCGCAGCGCCGACACGGCCTCGAATCGTCTTTGATGTGTCTTCTGGCATATGTGTTAGAACACCACTGCGTTATCTGCGCTGAAGCCGTCCGGCGTACACTCGGCAGCCCAGACGGCCATCATCGCAGCATCGAGCATGTCCGGCGACCGGCCGAGACGCTCTTTGACTGCGTCTTTCGAGTTGACCGTCACGACCTCGGCGCCGTTCTTCCCGCGGTTGTCGAGCGTCCGAGTGCTGAACTCGATGCTTCGAGCGCCAGCCACCAGCTCCTCTCGGAGGTCGCCGTCGCCGTAGGTGAGGTCGTCCGAAAGCTTTCGGCCAACTGCAGCGAGCGCCTCGGCGCGCTGGCTCTTGTAGTTGACCAGCCCGAACGGGTTCTCGTCGCCAGTACCGTCCGTCAACGGCTTCTTGTCGGATCCAAACCGGTAGAGATCCGGGAGGCGGTCGTCCAGGTAGTCTGCCAGCCCGGATCCCTCGCCGACGGCGTCAATGGCGACCGGGTGGTGACGATCGCCGCCGAGGCGAGAGTCGGCCATGAGCTCATTTTCCTGCGTCGGATAGTCGGTCCCTCGAGTGGTGTACCGAACCGTCCAGTGGCCGGTCGACCACAGCGTGACGAGGACGGTACGATCACTCGAGCGGGCGACGTCGATCCCACTGCCAATCGGATATCCGCGTCCGGCGCTGATCGTCGGGTCGTGTGCGCCTTTCGCGGCATCTGCGTCGTACGGACGATGCGTGCTAGCCGTATCCGTCGGGACGATCCCGCAGCGCCGGCGGTACCACAGCGAGTGGAGATCCGTGCGGAACTCGTCGTTCGGAAGTTCACTGAGGTCCGAGGGCAGGACAGCGCTCCTGTCCTCAGGGTCAGCGCCGAGCCACGGGTCTGACCAGCGGATCGCCTGCTCGAGACCGGGCCAGGGTTCGTCGTGATACTCTCGCCAGTCCTTCTTGAGCTTATACGTCGTTGCCAGTCCGCCGATCTCCTCACCCTCCTCGAGACCTCGCTCAAGGCGGACGTTGTGACAGTCCCACGTTGGGAACTGCAAGTGGTGCCACTCATCGTTCTCAATCAGCTGGTGGACGATGTTGGCGCTGTTGTCCGGCGGGTTCGAGATGACGAGAATTCGGTCGTCGGCGTCGGTTCCAGTCGACCGGACAGCCTCAATGTGGTCGCCCGTGACGCCCGGCTTGTCGGCCTCTTCGATTATGTAGATGACGTGGTCGTTGTGCGGGCCCTGAAGATCGTCCGGGTACCTCGGGCTAACGCA